TTCGTAACGAATTTCTCTATAATCATAAAAAAGGACATGGAGAGGTAACTTTATGCGACGTACACTCCGTAGCATCCTTAGAGAAGCACGTACCCCTCTTTGAGGCATTTCTAGAGAACGGAGTCAACTGGACAAGAAGACCAATTCATGCATTTTGTTGGAAACCAGATGCACAAGTTCCAAAATTAGAGGAATGTATGTGGTGGGATTGCTTTTCTCCTTATATTGATGTTCAAGTACGTTCAAGATTGGCTAACTTACGTGCCGAACTTATCAACTATAAGGGTAAAAAGAATGAAGGAACTTATTTGTTTACTCTTGATTGGTCCTGGGAATCAAAATCTACTTTAAATACAAACTTTAGTGAGACACCAGAACATAAATGTGCTCATTTCTTTAAAATGGATAATGGAAACTTCTATGCATATCCAAATAACAAGATTTTATGGTACGATGATGCTTGGATACGCAATAGAATCACCAAAAATCCTGGGTATGAAATCGATATGACTGAATATTCTGTTGAAAATCTTCGTAAAATTGAAACATCTGACGATTTTATGTATGAAATCAAAGAAATTCGGGATAGCAACCCCGTAAAAAGTTCTGATTTACCAAATCAGGAGCAAATCAATGACCAAAAAGGTGGATAAGGACCCAGATTATATGAAAGACCAATGGGGAACATCATATCTCTCTAGTGAGTATGGTTGGGAAGAGAAGATAAAAAAGCAAAAGATGCTTCGTGAAATCTCAAATGATGATCTCACACCTAAAAAGCACGATTTTGTAGTTCAAAAAGAACTTCATGAAAAAATTCGAAATGATGATGATTATGATGATTGGGAGTATGGAACAGAACCAATTCCATTAACCGAATTTTAGTGAATAAATAATATAGATTCATAATATTCAATGCCTCTAGAGCGAGTCAGTCAAGGTTTCAAAGACATTAGTATGTCTTTTCAGGTTAATCCCCTGAATCTAGACTTAATTGCTCTGAAAAATGAAACTGCGATTGCTCGTTCAGTTCGTAATATTGTATTTACTCTTCCAGGAGAGAAATTCTTTGATTCAAATTTTGGATCTCGAATTTCAAACTCTCTTTTTGAAAATGTAGATGAAATTTCTGCATCAATCATTCGAGATGAAATACGAAATTCAATCACAAACTATGAACCACGAGTTGAATTGATTGATGTTCAGACAACTCCTGATTATGATAATGCATCATTTGATGTTTTAATTCAATATCGAATTATTGGTGCAGATGTGTTGCCTCAGCAACTTGAATTTGTTTTGCAACCTACTCGGTAATTAGGTAAATGCCACTAGTAAATTTTACGAATCTGGATTTTGACCAGATTAAGACAACTCTTAAAAACTACTTAAAATCTAATTCCAACTTTACGGATTATGACTTTGAGGGATCTAATCTCTCGACAATTCTTGATGTTTTGGCATACAACACTTATATCACTTCATATAATGCAAATATGGTTGCAAATGAAGTTTTTATTGATAGTGCAACACTCAGAGAAAATGTTGTTTCACTTGCAAGAAATATTGGATATGTTCCAAAGTCAAGAAAGGCAGCAACATCAACGGTTAGTTTTTTTGTAGATACTTCGAACATCACTCCACCTCCAGTATCACTTACATTGCACAAGGGACCAATTGCAAGCACTTCTGGGTCCTTTGGCAATCAATCATTTGTATTTTCAATACTTGAAGATATTACAGTTCCTGTTTTTAATAATATTGCATCATTTGATGAAATTAAAATTTATGAGGGAGTTCTTTTAACCAGTAATTTTACATATAATCCAAGAAATCCAAATCAGAGATATATTCTTCCAAACTCTGGAATTGATACGGATTTGATTTCTGCAATTGTAAGACCAAATGAGACCTCTACAATCTCAGTTAAATACAATCTTCAAGATAGTTTGTTTAATGTAAATTCAGAATCAGAAGTTTATTATATTCAAGAAATTGAAGATGAAAGATATGAATTAATTTTTGGTGATGGTGTTTTTGGAAAAGCACTTGAAGACGGAAATTATATTCAGGTTTCTTATATTGTATCAAATGGTGACAGTGGAAATGGAATCGGTCAATTTACATTTTCAGGAAGACTTTCATATACTCGAAATTCAATTACATATAACATTACTTCGGGTATTTCTTTACTTACAACAGGTCTAATATCTTCGGGTGGAGAATCTATTGAACCAGTAGAATCTATTCGTAAATTTGCACCGAGAATCTATGCATCTCAAAATCGGGCACTTACATCCAATGATTATGAAACTTTAATTCCTGCAAAAATTTATCCAGAGACAGAATCTATCTCTGTTTTTGGTGGAGAGGAATTGATTCCCCCACAGTATGGGAAAGTTTTTATTAGTATTAAACCAAGAACAGGAGATTTTTTACCAAATTTAATTAAGGAAAATATTAAATTAAAATTGAAACAATATGCGGTTGCGGGAATTGTTCCTGAAATTTTGGATCTAAAATATCTTTACTTGGAAGTAATTTCGAATGTATACTATAATTCAAATTTAGCACCAAGTGCATCTGACATATCCAGCATTGTTCAATCAAATGCTCTTAAATATGCAGAATCTACAGAACTTAACAAATATGGTGCTCGATTTAAATACAGTAAATTTTTAAAAATTATTGATGATAGTCACGATGCAGTAACATCAAATATTACAAGAATTCAAATGAGAAGAGACTTACGTGTAGTTTTGAATTCTTTTGCAGAATATTCAATCGGATTTGGAAATCAATTTTATATTAATAGTATGAATGGATATAATATCAAATCTACGGCATTTAGAGTATCTGGAATTTCTGAAGAGGTCTATATATCTGATATTCCAGATACAAATCGAAGTACTGGTTCTATTTTTATGTTTACTATTCCAAATATTTCTTCTACAAATCCAACGATTATAAAAAGAGGTATTGGAAGAATTGATTACATAAAAGGAATTATCACATTAAATCCAATTAATATCACATCTGCAAAAATCAAAGATGGTCAATCAATAATTCAAATTTCAACAACTCCACAATCAAATGACGTGATTGGATTGCAGGATTTATATTTACAACTAGATATTAATAATAGTATATTTGAAATGGTAATTGATGAGATTTCATCTGGATTGGATCCATCGGCATCAAACTATATTGTAACTTCAAGCTATAACAACGGAAATTTGGTAAGAGTGTAAAATGACAGAAAAAAGAATTCAATTTAGCAACATTGTTAAAAATCAACTTCCAAATTATGTAATAGAAGAATTTCCATTAATTTCTGAATTTTTATCACAATACTACATCTCTCAAGAATTTAAGGGGGCTCCTGCAGATTTAATTCAAAATATTGATGGGTATGTAAAAATTGATGAATTAACGAATCAAACAGATTCTACAGTTCTTGGACAAGATATTTCATTTTTTGATACGGATATTATTATAGATCAAACTGGTGTTGGAATAGAAGATTTTCCAGATTCTTATGGTGTTCTGCAAATTGATGATGAAATTATTACATATACAGGAAAAACCTCAAGTTCTTTTACCGGATGTGTTCGAGGATTTGTTGGAATTACTTCTTTTACAAAACAAAATTATCCGGATCAATTAGTTTTCTCAGAAAGTGAGTCTGCAGAACATACATCTGGAGCAGTAATTAAAAACTTAAGTTCTTTATTTTTAAAAGAATTTTTACTTAAAACAAAATATCAGTTATTACCAGGACTTGAAAATAGAACTCTAAGTTCAAATATAAATCAATCTCTTTTTATTAAGCAGGCAAAGGATTTTTATCTGAGTAAGGGAACTGATGAGTCATTTAAAATTCTATTCAATGCATTATATGGTGAAAGTGCTGTTATTATTAGACCAAAAGATTATTTGTTTCGACCATCAGATGCAAATTATCGAGTCACTGACGATTTAGTTGTAGAAAGAATTGAAGGTGATCCATTAAATTTACTAAATGCAACATTATTTCAAGATGAATATCACAATATTTCAAGAGCATATGCACCAATTGCAGATGTTGAAGTTGTAATTTCTGAACTTGGAACTACTTATTACAAATTAAGTTTAGATTCTGGATATAGTCGTGATATTAGAGTCGATGGTGCAATTTATGGAAATTTTGTAGTTCATTCAAAAACACAATTAATTGAATCTGTTTCTACGGGAACTACCACATTATCAGTAGATTCTACAGTTGGGTTCCCACAAAGTGGAGAACTTTCAGTAACTTATAATGATAATACCACGGGAATATTATCATATTCTCATAAATCACTTACTCAATTTTTTGATTGCTCTGGAATATCTGGAATCATTGAAGATAAATCTCAAATTGGAATCAATACTTATGCATATGCAAATGTATCTAACGAATTAATTAAAGTAAGAATTAATTCTGTTATTAAATCTTGTTCAATTAGCAGTGATACTCGTTACTATCATGTCGGAGATACTGCACAAATAAGAACACTTGGTGTAGATATTGATAATTATTTGTTTAATAATTGGTTTTTAAATATTGCATCGTCATATGAAATTACTTCAATATCTCTACAAAATACTTTTGATTATACCTACAATATTACAGTTAAAACTCCACATATTTTTAAAATTGGAGATTCTGTCAAAATTATAAATTCGAGTGGATCTGAGAAATTTTCAACGATTAGTAACGTAGATTCGTCCACATCATTTTCAGTATCTGGTCAAGGAGTTCTTTCAAACAACCAATACCTTATAAGAAGAAATATATTAAAAGTAAATTCAAATACCTTTGAAAATTTAGCAAACATAAATTCAAATGTTCAAAATTTATATAAATTGAATGAAAAATTGCTGATTGCTTCTTCATCTATACCCACATATTATAACCAATCTTTAGATCTATACAACAAATCTGTAACATTTTCCGGAACATTTCCATCTTCTGGAATTGGATCGACTAATATATTCAATATCACTTCAACAAAAGATCATGGATTTTATACAGGAGATATTGTTTATTATACCCCAGAAACACAAACATCTATCAATCCAGATATATTAGAAGAAGAAAAAACTGTTATAAGTTCACTCTTTGATGAGGGAATTTATTATGTTAAAAGAATTGATCAAAATAATATACAACTTGCAAATAGTAAAGATAGCATTTATTATTCAAATTTTGAATATGTAAGTGATGCAACATCTGTAAGTAACAATAAAATTGAACTTTATGATTTTAAATCAAAAACTCTTCTTTCACAAAAATTACTAAGAGAAGTATCTACTCCGATAAATGATGGTCAGGTATATCCAACAAACTCAGGATTTACAGGAATTTTAATTAATGGTGTTGAAATATTAAATTATAAATCATCAGATTTAGTTTATTACGGAGCACTTCAAAATATTGATGTAATTGCACCTGGATTTGGATATGATGTCATTACTCCCCCAACTTTGATTATATCTGATGCTGTTGGATATGGAGCTACTGGATACTGTGCAGTAAGAGGATTTTTATCTGAAATTAAAATTATTGATAGTGGATTTGATTATCAAGGCACTCCAAAAATAAACATAACTGGTGGAAATGGTGTTGGTGCGAATGCCAGCGTGAATATGAAACTCATTGATCACGAGTCATCATTTAATTCGGAGAGTCCATCTGCTCTTGTTGGTATAGGAAGCACTGTTTCAACAATTGGATTTGGAACTTATCATAAGTTTAGAAATTCTGAAAGAATCATTTATAAAACAAACGGACAAACTGCAGTCGGAGGTCTCTCAACAGATTCTTCATACTATGTGTCTACAATTTCTCCGTATGTTGTTAAATTACATAAAACTTTAGATGATGCAGTTTCTGGAATTAATACTGTTGTTTTATCTTCTTATGGAGTTGGAAATCATACTCTTCAATCATACAATAAAAAATCTGTAGTTGGATCTATTAACATTATCAATTCTGGAAGTGGATATGAAAACAAAAAAAGAACATCACAACCTTCAGGAATAAGCACAGCATTAAGTATTGTTGAAATTGAAAATCACGATTACAAATCAGGAGAAGTTGTAGTTTATAATGTTGATGGGACTGCTGTGAGTGGTCTTACAACAAACACTTCATATTATGTTACAGTAGTTGATAGTGATAAATTTAGACTGTCTCAAGTGGGTGTAGGATCCACAAATCAAGATTTTTATTACAATACAAAACAATTCGTCAACTTTAATTCTGTTGGATCTGGAACACATATTTTCAATTACCCAGAAATCAGTGTTGAAATCGTTGGAGATGTTGGAATTTCGTCCGTGGGGTCAGAAACCTTTAAATCTATAATTAAACCAATATTTAGAGGACAGATTACTTCTGTTCATCTATCAGATAATGGAATTGGATATGGATCTTCAGAAATTTTAAATTATAATCGTCAACCAAGTATAACATTAGATAGTGGATCAAATGCACAATTAACCCCTATTATTGAAAATGGAAAAATTGTTGACGTTATTATTAACAATTCTGGAGTCAATTATTCTTCTCCTAATATTTCTATTACTGGAAGTGGATCTGGTGCTTCCATAACCCCAATAGTTCAAAATGGTGCAATAACTTCGGTTAAAATTATTAATGGTGGAATTGGATATTCACAAAGATCAACTTTTATTACCATCACACCACCAGGATCTTCTTGCAAATTTGATCCAAAAATACAAACTTGGAGAGTGAATTTATTTGAAAAATATTTTAATAATATTACAGATGATGATGGAATTCTCTCAAAAGGTGTCAATAAAAACTATCAATTAGAATATTCGCATTTATATGCTCCAAGAAAATTAAGAGAAGCAGTTTATTCTGTGAATCAGAACGGAAATGTTTTATATGGAAGTCCCGATCTTATCAAAGTTAATAATACAGAACAATTATCAACAAAACATTCTCCAATTATTGGTTGGGCATATGATGGAAATCCGATTTATGGGCCCTATGGATACATAACCAAACGAGGAGGAGTCATTTCTCCTATGAAATCTGGATATGAATTAAATTCTTCACAACAAAGACCAAATTTTCCACTTGGGTTTTTCGTGGAAGATTATGTATATTCCGAAAAAAGTGATGAGACTGTTCTGGATCAAAATAATGGAAGATTTTGTGTTACTCCAGAATTTCCAAATGGAACTTATGCATACTTTGCGACTATAAATTACACTTCTTCGGACAATTCTGGACCATTTGTAAATTATAGAAGACCGGTGTTTCCATATTTGATTGGAGATGCCTTCAAATCAATTCCAAATGAATTTAATTTTAAAATTGCATCAAATCAAGATGATTTTGATTTAAATCAAACAAATTGGTTAAGATTTACGACTCCATATAATATTATTAATGGTACTGCATCATATTCATATTTACCAACTCCAAATAATCTAAATCAGACGGTTGATGTTAAGTATGCACTTCCAGGTTCAGTTGAAAATATTGGAATCAATAGTGGTGGAGATGGTTATAAGTTAAATAATTCTATTGTATTTGATGAAAGTGGAACAAGAGGATATGGTGCAGATGCAAAAGTTTCTAGAATAAAAGGAAAATCTGTAACTCTGGTCAGCACTGCAACAAGTACGATTAGTAATGTGGAATTTTTCTCTGGTGAAGAAAAAAATTCATTTACAATATATGCCGAAAATCCTCACAATTTAAAAAATAATGATGTTATCAGTGTTTCTGGATTAAACACAACATCAACTTCTCTTCAATTAAGTTCATATTCTATTGGAGTTACAACATCAAATATTCTGACACTCAAAGTGGGAGTCGGAACTGCGGCTGCAACAGGAATTGTTACTTATTTTTCTGTTACTGGTAATTTAAGTCCGACAAGTATCCGTGAAAATGATATTTTTACAATATCTACAGAAAAGATAAAAATATTAAATGTAGATCCATTCAATTCTAGAATTAGAGTTCTAAGACAGATTGATAGTACTGTTGGCATTTCTCATACTGCAACAGAAATTTTATATGAAAATCCAAGAAAATTAAAAATTACCTCTGGAATTACAACCTCATATGATTACAAATTAAACCGTCAAATATATTTTAATCCTAAAGACTCCATCGGACTTGGAACGATTGCAGGAGTTGGAATTGGAACCACTCTTACAATATCAAATCCAGGAGCAGGAATAACTCAAATTTTTATTCCAACAAAAACAATTTACCTTCCAAATCACAAATTAGAAACTGGAGACATACTGACATATTCTCCAAATATCGGATCTTCAATTGGAGTTTCTACAAATGGAATTTCAACATCAGTTACTCTTACAAACCAATCACAGGTATTTGTTGCAAAAATTTCAGAAGATTTGATTGGTATTTCTACAGTAAGAGTTGGTTTAGGCTCTACAGGAGTTTTTGTTGGAATTGCTTCTACAACAAATGGTTTGAGTACTCTTTTCTTTACTGGAATTGGAACAGGAACATATCACAGTTTTGAAACAAATTATGACTCAATTATTGGAAATATTTCTAGAAATTTGGTCACAGTTTCTACTTCACAAACACACGGACTAACAGCAGAAGATTTTGTTTATATTTCTGTAAACCCTTCTATCAGCACAACTTTTGCTGTGAAATATAATGATTATAATAGAAGATTGGTTATTAATTCCAAAGATTTTATTTCAGCAGGAGTAAATACTTCCACCAGTTCTATTAGCATTGTCAATCACGGATTTATTAATGGACAAAAAATCATTCATATCTCAAGTTCTCCATCCGGAGGTCTTCAGAATAATCAAATCTATTATGTAGTAATTGTAGATAATAATACACTCAAACTTTCAAATACTTATTATAGTGCTACAAGTCTGATTCCAGAAATTGTTGGAATCACGAGTGCTTCCAGTGGTACATTATCACCAATTAACCCAGCAATTCAATTATATAAAAATTCTACTATAACATTTGATCTTTCCGATTCCTCTTTATCATATACGGATCAATTCGCATTATATCCAGCATTTGAATTTAAATTTTATAGAGATTCAAATTTTACCGAAGAATTTACAACTTCAAAAACTTCTAATGTCTTTGAAGTTCAAAAAATTGGGACAATTGGTGTAACTACAACCGCAAAGGTAATTTTAAACGTAAATGAAAATACTCCAGAAAAATTATATTATAATCTCATTCCAATATATGATAACAACACTCCACAAATAAAGAGGGAAATTGTTATTGATACTTTGATTCAGGATCATAATGAATTGCAAATTGAATCCAGCAAATATAATGGAGAACATCAAATTTCTGTTGCCACACCAAGTTCTTTTACTTACAATTTACCAGAATTTCCAGAATCTGTTTCATATGGATCTTCAATATCAGTAATAAGTTATGAAACAACATCTTCTTCGGCATTTGGACCAATTGCAAAATTTGAAATAAAGAATAGGGGACAAAATTATTATTCACTACCAGGAATCACAACAATCGTGAGTGTTTCTGGATCAAATGCAATCTTAGAACCTTCTAGCAACAGTATTGGTAAAATCAAAAGAACAAAAATATCTGATATTGGATTTGATTTTTCCTCAGATAATACCGTTAGACCTACAGTATATCTTCCACAAATCATAAAAGTAGATCCTTTGGCATCATTTGCTTCAATTGGAATTTCTTCGGCTGGAAGAGGATATAGTTCTGCACCAAAATTAATTGTTATTGATGGTAAAACTCAAAATGTCATTCCAGAAGTTGATTTGAGATATTCGTTGGGTGATACTCAAGTCACTATTTTAAGAAATACTTTTGGAATTAATAATTCTTTACCGACAATTCTTCCTACAGAAAATACAAATGGTGTCGGTATTAATTCTATTAGTTTTAATAATTCAACTAAAAGTGTAACTGTTAGATTGTCTGTTGGATTTAGTACGGCAAATTCATTCCCATTTCAAGTTAATGACAAAGTTTTAATTGAAAATGTAAGTGTTGGAGTCGGATCTACTGGAAGGGGATATAATTCTAAAGACTATAATTATAATTTATTCACACTTACCTCTGTGACTCCAAATTTGGGTGGAATAGGATTTGTAAGTTACAGTCTTGCCGAATTTTTAGATTCATCAGAAATTCCTGGAAATTATGATTCAATCAATTCATCCGGAAGAATTATTCCACAAAAATATTTCCCAACTTTCAATCCAATTTTATCTAAAAATAATTTTTTAACTGGTGAAACAGCAACATCAGATTCTTCCACAGGAATAGTTGAAAATTGGGATCCAAAAAACAATTTACTTACTATAAGTTCAAATGATAACTTTTATTCTGGATTTATCATTAAAGGATTTACTTCTAAAACTCAAGGAAATATAACTTCTATTGAAAGAACAGATTCTTTCTTCGAAACGGGAGCAACTTCTAAAGTTGAAAGGGGTTGGCAGATTAATGCAGGATTTCTTAACGATAATTTACAAAAAATACAAGATAGTTTTTATTATCAAAATTTTTCATATTCAATAAAATCAAAAATAGATTATGATACTTGGAATGATGTAGTAAGTACACTGAATCACACTGCAGGATTTAGAAAATTTGCTGATTACCAATTAGAATCATCTTCTCCACAATCTTTATCTGTAGGAATTTCTACAGATTTAACATCTTTTGAAATTCTGAATAATATTGTTGGGGGTGCAAATTTAAACTGTGTTTATGATTTTGATTTAGTAAAGGAAAATTCTTTACAGATTGGAAATTCATCATTTTCTGACGAGATTATATTTTCAAGTCGAATTCTTACCGATTATCAAGAATCTGTAGGAAATAGAGTGCTTTCAATTGATGATATTAGTTCACAATTTAATAGTAATCCAAGAGCAACTCGTTATTCAGATATTCATAGATTTAAATTATCAGATGCAAGAGTACAAAAATATTTTATATATACAAAAGATCAAAGATATACTGACGAAAGACAGTGTGAATTTGTCACACTTTTACATAATGATGCAACTGGATTTTTAAATCAATATGCAAAGGTTTATAGTACTAATGATTTGGGATCATTCGATTTTAGCATTCAAGGAACCGAAGGAATATTAGAATTTTATCCAATAAAATATATCATAAACGATTATAATGTTTCTATTATTGCTTATGATGTAAAGGGCGTTCTGTCTGGTGTTAGCAGTGCTAATTATGGTGGAATTGTAAATATAGTAGGAACAAGTGTATCTTCAGTTTCAGTAGGATCTACTTGTACAATTGTAAGTATTGCAAATACATATACTTCGGCAAAGGTTTTAGTTGAAATTAGTGCAAGTAATGGAGAATATGAATTTGATGAATTGAATATCATTCACGATGGATCAAATATTCAATTTTTAGAATATGGACAATTAACAAATAATTCTGCTTTCCCATATTCAAGTTCTGGACTGGGCACCTACAACCCATATTTTTCTGGTTCAAATCTAATTGTAGATTTCATTCCAAATACTGGATTGGCAATTACTTGTAATACTTTACACATCTCAATTGCAAACACATCATATACTGGTGTAGGAACTTTTGATATGAAGTATTCGTTGTTGGAAGCAAGAACAACTTCAATTGCAGCATCAACATCTCCAGTTGCAACTCCGGTCGGGCAATATATTAATATTAATAGTGATAATTTTGATTATGACTGTGCTCATTTCTTGGTTCAAGTATCAGATCCTATAAACAATCAGCATCAATTGTCTGAGGTTATAGTTCTTCACAATTCTACAGATACTTTTATTACTGAATTTGCAAATATAGAAACTGCATCTGGACTTGGGACAGTAGGTGTATCTAGAACGGACACATATACAAAAATTACCTTTACTCCGAATCCAAATATTCAAGTTCAGGTAAAATCATTTATGAATGCATTGCAAATTGCAGATGAAGCAAGTGATATTACAGAAATTGATTTGACAAATTCTTCTATAGTTACAGATAGCAATACATATGAAGGAACTGAACGAAGCATAAAGAAAGATTTTAATCTCCAACATAAGACTGATGATATATTCCGAAGAAATTTTGATGGAAGTGATTCTCAGATTGTGAATATATTGAACAATACAATAACAATTCCTAATCATTTTCTGGTAAGTGGAGAAGAAGTTGTATATTCACACGCAGGTGCAGGATCAACTCAGGCAATTGGAATTGCCTCAACTAGTTTTGTTGGAATTGGAACTACTGATAAGTTACCAGCAACGGTTTATGTTATAAAAGTAAGCAGTGATTTGATAAAACTAGCTTCTAGTGCTCAAAATGCATTAAAATCAATTCCAGAAGTTCTCAATTTTACTTCTGTTGGCATTGGATCTTCTCATACCTTTAATGCAACCAATCAAAATGCAAAGGTTATTGTTGCTATTGATAATTTAATTCAATCTCCTGTTATATCAAGTGCGATTACATCTTCATTATCTAAACAACTTTTAATATCCGAAAATACAGCATATTTTACAGGAATCACATCATTTTTTGGTGGAGATTTAATCAAAATTGATGATGAAATTATGAGAATTGATGGTGTGGGAATTGGATCCACAAATGCAATTCTTCTTAAGAGACCTTGGTTGGGGACTACTGTTGTAGGACACTCTACTGGGACTCTGATTACCAAAGTATTTGGAAATTACAATATTATAGACAACACTCTAAACTTCTCCGAAGCTCCATATGGAAATATTCCATTAAGTTCACCTACAAACGAACCGGATGAAATAGATTGGACTGGAATATCAGTATCTTCCACCTTTCAAGGAAGAGTATTCTTAAGGTCAGGAACTCCTAACTCAAGTAATGAAACATATTCCAAAAACTATGTTTTTGATGATATTTCCAATAATTTTAATGGTAGTAAAAAGGATTTCACTCTTACTTCCAGTGGATCTAGTGCAACTGGAATTAGTAATGAAAATGCAGTCATTTTAATTAATGATATTTTCCAAGGACCAGGATTAAACGCAGATTATACTTTATCAGAAAATCTAGGAATTACAAGTATTACTTTTACCGGAACAGCATCATCAGTTTCATATGATGTAAATGTTTCAACTCTCCCAAGGGGTGGAATTATTGTATCTGTTGGATCAACTGGAGGGTTTGGATACCAACCACTTGTTTCTGCTGGTGCAACCGTTACAGTTTCTATTGCAGGAACAATTTCTGCAATTAGCATTGGAAATAGTGGTTCTGGATATAGGTCTGGAATACAAACCAGTGTAAGAGTTGGTGTAACAACTTCATCAACAGGATCACCAAACATTCAATATATCGGAACAGCTGCGGTAAGTAATGGAAATATTGTGAGTATTGCAATTACAAATCCAGGAACGGGATATACTTCCACCAATCCACCAGAAGTAATTATTGATTCACCACTCTCATATTCAGACATACCATTAGTTTATAGTGCTTCTTCAGTTTCTGGAAATGGTGGTAATGCAACTGCAAGTATTGTGGTGGGACAAGGTTCAAGTGTAATTGATTTTGAAATTACAAATCTTGGATATGGATATGGTCAGGAACAAATTTTAACTGTTGCAATTGGTGGAACAATAGGAATTCCGACTACAGGGTCTGCTTCTTTTAGAGAATTTCAACTTTCAATTCAAGAAACATACACTGATGAATTTTCTGGATGGTCAATTGGTGAATTACAAGTTCTTGATAATTATGATGCATTGTTTGATGGATCTAGAACAGAATTTCCAATCACAGTTTCTGGAAGTCTCATTTCAATTCGTTCTGCACCAGGATCACCTGTAGATGTTCAGGATGTTTTGTTGATTTTTATTAATGATATTTTACAAATACCTGGAGGTGGTTATATCTTTAATGGTGGAAGTGTTATTACATTTACAGAAGCACCAAAATCAGGAGATACTTCAAAAATACTCTTCTATAAGGGAAGTGGTTCTATTGATGTAATAGAAAGAAATATTTTAGAAACCGTAAAGGAGGGTGATGATTTAACTATTGGTTATGATCCTTCTATTGGACAACCAGCAACTTTCCAAGAAGATGAAAGAACTGTTACTAGTATTACATCCACAAATACTGTTGATACACTTCCATATTTTGGACCTGGCAATACAAATGATTCAAATTTATTAAGACCTGTTGTTTGGTGCCGACAAACCGAAGATAAAATTATTAATGAACAAATAATTGGAAAGAATAGAATTATATATGAACCTCTAATTTATCCAACAGCATATTTAATTCAATCAGTTGGAATCGGGTCTACGGTCATTTATGTCGATAACATTCGTCCATTCTTTAATCCAATTAATGAAAATAATGTATCTCTAAACTTCCAAAAAAATATTACATTAATTTCTCAAGATGGTAGAGTTGGGGCAACTGCAACTTGTACAGTCTCTTCTGGAGGAACGATTACTTCGATTGTAATTAGTGATGGTGGAGTTGGATATACGACCACACCAACAGTATCAATTTCTCAACCAATTGGATTTGGAACAACATCAGCACAAAATACTGCTCTTGCAACTGCAATCATATCTGGTGGAGTTGTAACAGGAATTGCAGTTACGTATAGTGGAAGTGGATACATATCTACTTCCGTTCCACAAGTATTAGTTGAATCTCCGACTTTAATTTCAGAATCAGATTCTGTTACTACTTATAGTGGAGATTCTGGAATTATCGTTGGATTTGGAACTACTACGATTTCTTCAATTGATCAAGTTATATTTGATTTTTATATTCCAACCATTTCATACTTAAGAAATACTTCTATCGTTGGAACTGCAATTACAGTTAGTGGAATTGGAACTGGTGACTACTTCTTAATTTACAATTCAAATGTTGGTGTTGCAACAACATCAATAACGTCAAGAGACACTAGTAATAATGTTATAGGAATTGGAACTAATTTTGTAGATAATGTTTATCAAGTAGAGAGTGTAAGTAATGTAAGTGTTGCAAATACTACGATTGGAATCGCAACAGTTGGTTCTGCAACAACTACAGTAAGAAGAGTTTTTGCAAGAATTAGTGGAATTTCTACTATTAATTTTTCATCAACAAATATTACTTTTGATTCAACGGTATTTACTTTTGACTCTACTGGAATTGGTTCTGGTGGTGGTTACTCTGGAGGCATTACGACATCAAATTATTTTGGAAACTTTAGTTGGGGTAAAATTGAATTAACTGCAAGAACCGAAGAGAATGAATTTAATTTTTATGGTAATTCCGGAGTCGGTGGTATTTCTACATCTGCGTATGTAATTCGCACCGTACCTTTAAAATATCTCAACTACATTTAAACAATAAATAGTTAAAAACTTTTAAAATGGCAAAGTTAGGTATAAGTACTGGGACAACACCAAATGACGGAACTGGTGATAATCTTTTATCTGGTGCCGTTAAAATTAATAGTAACTTTAATGAGATTTATACTCGTTTTGGTGATGGAACAAACTTAACTTCAATTGGTGGAACCTGGACATCAACATCTGTAGGAATTCATACTCTTAAAAACGTTGGTATCGGTACCACAAATCCAAGATTCCTATTGGAGGTTGGTGCAGTAGGAGCATCAGGAACAACATTATTTGTAAATGGTAATGCACGAGTCACTGGAATTCTTACGATTGGTACTGCATCTATTACTCTCAACGGTGCTACGAATATTATCAATGTTGGTACTGGTATTACAATTAATGGTTCTACTGGTATTATAAGTGCAACATCTATTGTTCTTGGTGGAACTACTCTTACTGGTGCAGCAGTTACCTCAATTACCGCAGGGTCTGGAATATCAGTAAACCAATCTACTGGAAATGTAACAATCACTGCGATAGGTACAGGATCAACCTCTCAATGGGTCACAACAGCAGCAGGGATTCATACACTCTCTAATGTCGGTATCGGCACCACAAACCCCACCAGTGCTCTTACAGTGACTGGTAATGGAACCTTTACTGGTGTTGTAACTGCTACTACATTTATTGGGGCACTCACTGGCACTGCAACAACTGCTACTAATGCTCAAGGACTTACTGGAACTCCTAATATTATTGTTGGGGTTGTAACAACATCAACACTCAATGTAGGAACTAGTGGAACAGTTATTACTACAACCACTGCTGGATTGGTTGGAATAGGAACCACAAACCCTACTAGTGCTCTTACAGTTGGTGCAGTAGGTTCTGCAACAACCAACTTAGTTGTAAATGGTTTTGCCAAAATAGATCAAATAGTCATAAAAAATAATAGTAATATTTATCAAGATAATATAATAATGACACAGCATCCTGCTGTCACATTTACTGGTAATCGTAATGTTGCTATTGGAGATTATTCATTTGCTACACCTGGAGCAGCAGGAGAAAACGTTGCCATTGGATATTATGCATTAAGTAAAGTTGGAAATAACAATACATCTAGCACTTATAATGGAAATACTGCTGTTGGTTCTTGGTCAGGTGAAAATGTAACGACAACTGT